ACCCAAGGCGCCGACGCCTGCGTTGTAGGCAAAGTCGACGAGGGCGTCGAACTGCCCCTGCGTCAGGTCGACGTTCACAAGCTTGATAACACCGTTCTCATACTTCACGAGATCCCGCCGCAGGATGTCTTCAGCCTCCTGCTGGGTGATCGTCATGCCAGGCGTCACTTCGGGAGATCCCGCCGCGCTGGTATGGCCATAGCCGATCGTCCAGACGCCAGCCGGGCATTTATAGGCCGTCAGGCGGCAGCCTTCGAATTCCTTGATGAGGGCGATCCCTGCGTCAGACATCCGCATGTTGGTCTCCTACTTTGTGATGTTGAACGTCAGGTTCGCATGGTCGGGGTAGTTCATCAGAACTTCGCCCTCTGGGCACTTGTACTTGATATGAGCCAGCAAGGTAGCGCGACCCGGAGCCACTCGAGCAGGCTCTTCCAGCGTGATCGTGTACCCGAACTTGTCTATCTTTTCGGTGGCTGGGCCAGAGAACTTGGCGATAGACGGCGTCGCCTTGTGAACGATGTACCGAGCGTCCCTGACCTCAAGGTAGAACTGCTCGACCGAGCAGTCGTCTCGGTATTTTATTCTAGCGGCGACGACAGCGAACTCGCCATTCGCCGGGCCGTCGGTGATGCTGAAGTATTCTGGAGACCACTCAAGGATGGGCTTTCTGAATAGCCCAAGCTTATCTGAGGCCGTGTAGCCGCCCCCGATCATGGCGAACACAGCCGTGACCGCACCGACTGATTTCGTGATGCGATCAACATCAAGGCTCATTTGTTAGCCTTGCCTTCAAGCCTGTCGAAGATTTTGCTCAGGATGTCCTTGATCTCGTCTATGTCGCGCCGGTAGTCGTCTTTGGTGACATAAACGAGAGGCATTTTGCGGACGTCGGTATCAAGCCGCTCGATCGCCTTCGTGATGGTGTTAAGCGTCCAGCCGCCGAAGAAGGCGGCCAGACCAACGATGATATTGAAGATGATCTGGGGATCCGTCATGCCGCTTCGCCATTTTCCTCCTCAAGTTCCCCCATCACAAACTTGAGGTTGAGAGCCAACCTTTGGTCGTCTGGAGACTTTTCGCACGCAAGTCTCGCCTGTTCAATCGCTATGTCTTTCATGCCGAGATGCCAGGCCGAGATGCTGGCGAGGTCATGGGCCCAATGCCCCCAGACCGCTGGATCGCAGGTATAGACCAACTGCTTGTCTTTGATTTTAAGGGCTCGCATTGAAAAGGCAAACGTCTCTTCCCAGCGCCGCTGCCTGTATGTCAGCATCGCCAGCTCGCACCAAGGCTCGCGCGTGTTCGGCGCCTCTGCGGCGGCAGCGTGGAAGGCCTTTTCGGCCTCCCACCAATCGCCAAGCTCCTCATAGCATTTGCCCATGACGCGGTAGGCGTAGCACCGCTCATTCATCCATGTGGCTCGAGGCAGCGCCAGATACCGCTTGCACTCCTCAATCGCCTGCCGCCAGTGGGCATGGAAGGAAAGCTCGCGGGCGTAGTAGAAGGCGTTGCGTGGGCAGTGAGGGTCTTCCTCAATCGAGATCCTCAGCAGATCAAGATATTGGCCTCGGGACTTTGTCGGGTCAGGATGATGACTGACGAGCAGCATATCTGTGTCAGCCCAAACTTCCGAGATACGTCCATCAGGGACGGGGTATTCGTGGCACGGGTGGTGCCAACGATAGCCGTGCCGTGCGTGGATTTTCTCGTATTTGAATTTGATGCCGCATCCCCAGTCGAAGTAATACCGGAGGCGGGTCGTTTCTCCGAGTTTCCAGACACGCTCGATCTCCTCCCTCCAGCCTGGCTCTAAAAGTTCATCCAAATCCAGACTAATGCAAATATCCATAGTCCGGGGAATAAGAGACAGAGCAGCATTACGAGCGAGATCAAACCGCCAAGGGCTGATGCAAATGTCGTGGACAATCGCTCCATGTTTGCGCGCCTCCTCGGCTGTCTGGTCCGTCGAGCCGGTGTCGGCTATCAGGATCATGTCGGCTTCTTTGGCCGACTTGCAGAACCTCTCTACGAATTGTTCTTCATTCTTGCTGATTGCATAAACGCAGATCTTCGGCTTCAGTTCCCCATCCATTCGCGCACCTATTTTTTTACGGCACCTTGTAAGAAGTTGGCCAAGAAGGCATGTCCCATGTCTCGCTAGATGCAGGCCGGTCGCAGGTCGGCACCTCTTCCGCGATCCAGTGTTTCATAGACCGCCAGCGACCCGGCTGTGGCGTGCTCTTGTTGATTACGTACTGAGTAACTTCAGCGGCGGTCTTACCAGACGCCAAAGCCTCGGCAAAGAACTTGCGCTTGCTGCACTTCAGGCAAACCCCGCATGGAGCCTCCATGTTGCGGTCGCAGGAGCGGGTGAGATCCACAAGGATCGCAGGCATCTCAGACATAGCAACGGCATGGCTGTAAGCGGGATCAAGAAGCATGAAGTCGATCTCGCCCCGCGTGGCCTTTTGTACGAATACGGACTTGGCGGCTGCCGCACCGCCCATGCGGTCAGATACCGTGCCACAGTTGGCATAGCCGTCGTTCTCGCGCTCTGCCGAGCTGACGATCTTGTCAGCCTCGCCAGCATTTATCTTCGGAACGGCCCAGTTGACCAGCATCGTCTGTGGGCTGTTAGGCAGACCCTTGTCCATAAGGTCGGGAAGGACGTTGACTGTCACGCTCGTGAACTCGCGGACGTTCTGGCGCAGCCAATCGGTGATGAGGCTGACGCGAGCCGAACGAGAAGACCCCTTAATGCCCGATATGCCACGAACGTCGTACTGCTGTTTGATCTCTGGCGTGATGCCGTTGAAGTTCAGCGTGACAGCGGTCACGTCATCTTGCGTCGATGTCAGCGTTTTCCAAAGAGCGTATGTGCTGTCCACGCCACCAGATGCCGCAATGATCGTCTTCATTTTTGATCTCAGTTCTGGTTAGAGCAGAAAGACAGCGGGATCGACAGGCCACTCGATGAGGCGGTCATTTTCATTGTACTGAACACCTTGAAGCGCCTGCGCGTAAGCCTGCCAGTCCTGAAGGCTGATCGACGCATAAACAACCTCACCAGCATTATATCTGGCGATGATCTCATTTGCAGCATCTATGCGGCTTTGACGTTCACGCTCAAATGCAGCAACTCGCTCTTGAGCAAGCTTATCACTGTAGTCCGAAAGCTCTTGCTCGTTGAGCTTGGATACCGCGACCCAATTCCTCGTCCACTTTCCATCGACTATAACGGGCTTCGTTTCGGAAAGCTCTTGCGTTTCTGGATCAAACGACGGACGAGAGCCATCCTGAACGTGGATGTAGTCATAAGGAAGCAGCACGTCAAAGCTCGGCGCGCTGCCAAAGAAGTTGATCCGCTGGCGAATGTGCCACTCAGTGAGCGGATACTCGGTGATTTGATTGTCCTTAATGCGGGCAAACATGATTACCTCCCCGCCATGTAAGGGAATGTGCGCGCGTTACCGGGCCAGATCACGCGAATTGAGCCAATACCACCATTTGAGGAAACGGCGCCCCCACCCCCATATGAGGCGCCAATAGTGCCTCCCGAGTTCTGCGCGCTATCTGACCCGCCAACTTGGCTGATAACGCCGCTTGAACCCCCAGTTCCGCTGCTGGACGGAAAATTAGTTCCGCTTGAAGTATTACCTCCAACACCATTTACGCCCAACCCGAAGAGCCCCACGCCACCACCGGCATAACTTCCCCTGCCGCCGCCACCACCGCCGCCGGTACTGCTTGACCCAGACGAAGTATTGTCACCACCCGCGCCGCCAGCCGCCGTGTATCCACCTGCGCCGCCGCCCCCTGAATAAACGGACCCAGTGTCGGAGTCTCCGCCATTGCCGCCATTCCCGCCTCCAATCGAGCCGGATATTGTGCTGCCAGTTCCTCCAGTAGCATTAGTGTTAATGGTAGAAGATCCCTTTTGACCACCACCAGCCCAGACGGACGCATTACCTGTATTAGTACCGTTAAACCACGTATCTCCACCGTTAGTTGACGTCCCATCAGAACCACCAGTCCCTCCGGAGCCAACGGTATAGCTAATAGAAGACCCCGGAGTTACTGTGAGATTATTGTAGTAACGCAACCCGCCACCAGCTCCCGCTTGGCTAGTTGTACTTGTCGCGCCGCCACCGCCACCGACGCAAACAACCGAAACAGAAGTCACGCCAGCAGGAACCGTCCAAGTGCTGCTGCTGGTCAAAACTATCTCATTTGTATTTTCTGATGTTCCGCTCGGATAATAGTTTGAGCCGATTACGATACGGACGCAGCCTGGACCCCCAATCGCCTGATTGTATTGAGCGACATAGTTCACATTGTATCCAATGCCGCCGCCGCCGCCGCCATAAGCGCCACCCTTACCGTTTTGTCCTGTAAGAGATGCGGACTCACTTCCATTGTTGCCGCTGGCACCGCCAGACCCACCACCGCCGCCATTGCCGTAGCCTGTTGTATTGGTGCCAGCCGCTCCACTTGAACCACTTCCAAACGGGTTTACGCCGCCGCCGCCGCCGCCGTAATAGCTGCCGGGAGAACCTCCAGATGCCCTGCCCCCGCCGCCGCCACCGCCGCCAGACCCAGAAGTTGCGTTAGTTGCAATACCGCCAGCAGCGATAGTCGCACCATTCCCTCCGGCCCCGGAATACCCACCAGCTCCGCCGCCGCCTGCATTTAAATAACTTCCTGTGGGGTCTCCGGCGCCACCGTTGCCCCCCGCCCCGCCGCTGCCCGTAAGAACGCTCCCACCAGACGCGGTTGATGTGTTATTTCCCCCCTGACCGCCTCCAGCACGGACAAGAAAAGTAGAGCCACGCTTTATATAGCTCTCTCCGCCAGCGTACCCATTGTTATAAGTGCTGTTCGCCATTCTGCCGCCACGACCAATGCCGACAGTAAGTGTCTCACCGGGGGTGACAGAAATTGTCGCATACGCCAGTGCGCCGCCACCCCCGCCGCCACCACCCTGCTCCGCGCCTTTATTAGCTCCGCCACGACTTCCGCCGCCGCCGCCACCGATGCAAACGGCACTGATAGATGTAACTGTAGAGGGTACTACCCAAGAAAATGTATCAGTGACGCCAGCAGTCCTTGTCGCGCCTGCTTCGGACCCAGCCGTGATGGTTGAATATTGAAAAACAGCCGGAAGGCCCAAAAGGTTAATTAACCCTTGCGTAGGCCAAATACCTTGCTTTTGGTACTCAATGGCTTGATCGAGAGTCCACACGCCACCAGCAAAACCATCCTGACCGGGGCCGGTTGGGGTCGTGGTTGTTTTTGTGATGAACCCGGCTTGATAGCGTTCACTCACGGCGTCACCTCAATCCAAGAAAGTGTGTGCTCATCCCAGACATAATTCTTCCCATCGGAGGGATACGGAATAGGCGCTTCCCACAGACAGGTCTGTTCATTCAAAACAAGTGATGAGAATACCTTTGGAGGTATAAAAGCATCACGAGTTGCATCATATGAATAGCCAATCCCAGCATAGTTCTTTCGGAATTTCCCATTATAACTGGTTTGCTTCCACTTAGTTGAACTGCCGAATAGGGACTGACAAAAAGCTACGCCAATTTCTTCGCGCTCAACACCATTCACGTCCGACGTGTCAGCGTTAGACACGACAATGACGCGCAAGACGACATTGTTCTCATCAAGTTCTGCAAAGTGAGCCATTTTTACCTCAGAACGTGATAGAGCCGCTACTTGTCCATTTATATATTCTATACCCACCAGACACAGTAATCGTCGGAGATCCTGTAGTAGCCGCTGCTGCTGGTGCATTTTCAGAATAGCGAATAATTATGACCCCAGACCCGCCATTCCCGCCACTTCCGTTGTCTGCGCCGCCGCCGCCGCCGCCGCCGGTATTTGCAGTGCCCGCTGTTCCGGCTTGGGAGGTAGTATTCCCGCCAGCGCCTCCACCGCCATTACCGCCAGCGCCCCCGCTGCCGGTATTGTAGTTTCCGCCGCCGCCGCCGCCCGCATAATAAGTTGCCGAGCCTGAAATTGAAGATTGCAGACCTACGCCACCGGCAGTTGTTGAAGTCGAGCCGCCATCGGCACCCGCAGCGCCAGCACCACCGCCGCCGCAGCCGAAATTCCCACTAGACGTTCCGCCTTGATTGCCTTGCCCAGAAGTCCCCGCACCACCAATAGCAGCGACGCCACCATCACCCTGACCACCACCGCCCGAGCCGCCAACTTGCCCCCCCTGACTGGGGGAACGGCCACCGCCCAATCCACCACCGATTGCTATTGCATTACCGAAAGACGAGTTGGTGCCATTGCCCCCCGCAGGGGCAGAACTGCCATTAGCCCATCCGGTGCCACCGCCCCCAACAGTGACAGTAGTCGTAGAGCCAATAGTAGCAGTATTATTGGAGGCAGTTAAATAACCACCGGCGCCCCCACCGCCAGCTCTGGTTGCACCACCGCCACCGCCGCCAGCAACAACAAGATACTCATAAGTTATAAACTGGTTCGATTGAAACTTGTCCTTTAATGTCCAAACACCGCTACCCGGCGGGTTGACGCTGGGAGCGGTTGCGCTGATTACGCCGCCTTTGTATCGCCGGGACATGACCAGTTCCTATCAGGCGTTGATCTCTTCCCAAGAGCAGGTCACGACGAGATCGTTCGCCGCGCCAGCAATCGCCCCGATGGACTTGTCCTCGAGGAGATAAATAGCCGTCGTCTTGTCGATGATAATCAACGAAGCGTCAGCAGGCACAGAGATCGTCGAGGCGATCGCCGTCGCCGTACCGCCCAGGGCAGCCGCGCTGTAGAGATTGATCGTGATGTCAGCGGCGTTCGTGCCGTCGACGTTAGCGACGATCAGGCTGTTAATCTTGTAAACCTTGCCGCTGGCAGAGGCATTGCTCACGATGCTCGTCGCGCTTGTAGACGAGAGAGCGGTCGTGGACGTGTTGCCGTAAATTCCAGTTACGGCGGCGATATTCGGGTTAGCCATTTACGCTCTCCTTAAAGACCGTAGAGTATCGCGAACTTTATCGCGGTTGCATTGCTGACGCTACCAGCAGGACCAGTCGGCCCAGTTGGACCTGTCGGACCAGCCACAGAAGACGCAGCGCCCGTAGGCCCTGTCGGACCCGTGGGGCCATTGACGCCGGCATCTCCCGTAGGCCCTGTCGGGCCCGTGGGGCCTGTCGGGCCATTAACGCCAGCATCACCAGTCGGCCCGGTCGGACCTGTCGGGCCAGTCGGGCCCGTGGGGCCATTGACGCCCGCATCTCCCGTCGGTCCTGTCGGGCCTGTCGGGCCATTAACGCCAGCATCTCCGGTCGGACCAGTCGGCCCAGTCGGTCCAGTCGGGCCTGTGGGGCCGACCTGCGTATACATGACCTGCGTCGCCGTGAAGATGACGCCAGGGATCCGAGGCGAGACAGGCGACGTGCCAGCAGGCACGGTTTGGATCGACACCGCAGTATTCGTCGTCGCCCAAATCATTTCAATGTAGTCGTTGGCCAGAACCTTCAGCACGAAATTGACGGTCATCAGGCCGTAGCCATCGATGCTGCCGTGCTTTTGCTGAACGCTCAACCGCGTGTCGCTGTCAGGTATGTCGCCTGAGCTGCCTGCGTTATTTTTCCTAAGCCAGACGTTCACGTCGTGGATCTGGCTGTCAGTGTTCACAAACTGGATTGAAAACGTCAGGCTGTAGACGCCAGCATAAGCAAACGTCACGCGGCTATTTGAGGCGACGCTGACGCCATTATTGTCTGGGTCTGCGCTGTTCAGGTTGACGGAATAGGCGGTATTCGCCGCAGGCGCGACCTGATCGGTCGTGTCCCAGAACGAACCCCAATAGCCCAACGCTCCACCGGCGCCCGTGGCTCCGGTAGCTCCCGTGGGCCCCGTAGGCCCAGTCGGGCCCGTTGGGCCAGTAGCGCCCGTGAGGCCAGTGTCGCCAGTCGGACCCGTGGGACCAGTCGGCCCAGTAGGCCCAGTAGGCCCAGTCGGACCAGTGGCGCCGGTCGTTCCCGTGGGGCCTGTAGGACCAGTAGGGCCCGTGGGCCCAGTAAGGCCAGTCGCGCCGGTCGAGCCAGTGGGGCCAGTAGGCCCCGTGGGGCCCGTCGGGCCTGTCGGACCTGCGATCGGCGTGATGGCGCCGTTATCGACCCACGTCGAGCCGTTCCAGACCCACAGGTGCTGATTGTCGTCGGTGACGTAGGCGTCGCCCTGATCGCCCGTATACGAGCTGGGGTAGCCTGGGAGAGCCGCAGCGTTGGCCACCGTGCCAAGATACTGAATACCGCCGCCAGCCGCGCCCGTCGGCCCTGTTGGCCCCGGCACGGTAGAAGCAGCGCCCGTGGGGCCCGTGGGGCCCGTAGGACCGCGCAGGCCGGTCAGGCCGGTGGCTCCCGTGGGGCCAGTGGCACCCGCAGGCCCAGTGTCGCCCGTAGGCCCTGTGGGGCCAGTCGGGCCCGTAGCGCCAACGCCCGTCGCGCCAGTGGGGCCCGTGGGGCCTGTAGGGCCAGTGGCGCCGGCGGATCCTGAAGAGCCCGTGGGGCCCGTGGGGCCAGTCGGCCCGGTGTCGCCGGTCGGCCCGGTCGGACCCGTAGGCCCGGTGGCCCCAGAAGCTCCGGTGTTGCCGGTCGCGCCCGTAGGCCCCGTCGGGCCGGTCGGGCCGATGTATTGCAGGAACTGGCCGAAGGTCGCGCGCTTCGTCACACCGCCCTGAACGACGACGGTCGTGTCCGTCGACTGCGGCGTGTTGGCCAGCGGCAAGTCTGTGATCGGCGTCGGTACTAGATTGGAAGGTACGTCGGTCATGGGACTAGGTATCCGTCGCCTTCTTCATTGATCATGAAGTAGTTGTCGCTCTCAGTGACCAGACCGCCAGGATTGGTGTTGATCGGCACGTCAGGGCGCGGGAAAGCCAGCGTGATGCGCTCAGGCTGCCGCGCCGGCAGGCGATAGGGGTCGAACTGATCGCGGTCCATTTCGCACACGCGAAGACCCGGCGAGTTCGGGTCAGGCATCAGATCGTCGAGCGACATCTTCCTCTGGCACCGGGCGCAGATCCCAATGCCGAAGGTCGACTTGCCTCGAGGATCAAGAAAGACGCTCATCGGGTGTACGGACTAATGTTGGGCGCATAGTAGATCGGCGAGTTGTCTCGCTCTTCCGCCTGCGCGAGGGCCAAGGCTTCGTCTGCTGTCCCCTTAATATACGTCAGGAATTGCGGCTGAACATCAGGCAATTCTTGGCACAGGCGCCACGAGAGCTGCCACACGATCGCCTCGTACCACCTTTGTGGGATGTCGAGGGTCTCGGTCATGGTGCCGACGTCCATGATGTAACGCTCACGCCAGATCACGAACTGACCGAACATCGACGTCTGATCCGTCACCGGCCAGATGTGCATGATCGGAATGTCGCGCTGGCGGTCGAACCAATACTGCAACGGACGGCCCGCGAAATACTTGTTCGGCAGGTTCGTGTAGTCGTCGCGGTTAAGGCGAGCCAGAGGGATTTCGGTCGGGTTATTGCCCGCATAGAACTCGGTGACGTTCAGCGTATTGCCGCCCGTCTCCCGCATGCGGAAGTATGTCGAGGGCAGGGATACCTCGATGTCATACCACTGCCAGCGGCCAGCGACATAGGCTGTCACGCCAGGCGCGGAAACTGTGGTCCACGTCACAAGGTCGTTCGACGTCTCGAAGACAATATTGAAGTTGCCGGTAGTCGCCATCATGACGCCGACGGTCGTGATGGCGACGCCGCCGCT